AACTAACTTAATGTTATGTGCTGGACTTCATATATACACCGGAAGTGTCTCTGTTCTCTATTACACCGTAGAGGATATCTGCAGTGGTAAGAGTTGAGAGGAAATCAGGCATATAGTTAGACTGCACACGGACACCCATGCTTCCAGTGACACTCGGACCATCGGAGCCTGCTCCAAGAGGAGAGGTTGCCCAGTGGATAGCGTCTTTGTGAGCAAGAGCGTTTGCACGTCCTGTGGTCTCAGAAATGTATTGAATGTTAGTCGTTACATAAACTGGGATACCATAGAGCGTAGCGGCTGGTCTCTTCGCAGTCGGGTCATTAACAGGAGAATTGACGGCCAATGAAAACTTGTCTATTGACTGTAATTGCTTCCAGAAAACTGCCGGGGCTACGAAGAACGCACAATCGGAAGTCGTGTCAACATTAGCTGCTTCCAGATAGGCGATAGCATTTCTGATATCGGAGTCTGCAAGAGCTGCAACTGACGAACCTACTATCTGTGAGAATCCGGTAAAGAGTGAAGCGATAGCAGTTTCCAATTTCTTGGCAGCTGCAAATCCTGCGCCCTTAGCATAATTCTCTTGGATGTAGTAAGACCTCTTGGCCTGTGCTGCATCTCTGTCCTCAATAGCGAAGGATACTTCATACCACTGGTTGACAGTGAGAGTAATCTTCGTGTCTGTAGGATAGTTTAAAGTGCATTTGTTAAACCCCTATTGGGTTGATAGGACATTTCTGCCTATCTCTTACAGTTTCTTTTCCTGTAAGTTCGGACTATTGCATACCCTTTCGGGCCTCTCTCGCTTAGTCTCTGTAGGTGGTTTCCCTTCCTAGGCGTTGGCATTTCAGCGTTCGCCGTATATCAGAGAGAGTTTTCATTGTTAGTTATATACTTTATAAGGAGTTCGAATCTTTTAGGGTCTTCATTTAACAGTCCTATTGCGGTATTACAGTTAGAACATAGCCACCCTCTAAACTTACCTGTCTTGTGATTATGGTCTAATACTATACCATTCCTTCTCTTGCCCTCTTGGCCACAAACTTCACATATTTTTGGTCTTGGTCTTGGTGCAGTTTTCTTAATATATCTTGTGTCCTTGCCACCTTTCCAATTCCAGTGTTTTTCACCCTTAATATCTCTATTCTTCCCCCAGCATTTCAAGCTACAATACTGAGGTATTATGTCTCCATGCTGTCTCCTGATGAACTCGTTACCGCAATGCTTACATATAAAGTTTTTGTTTCTGCCCTTATAATTAGCGGATAACGATTCGTCTTTTTTAAGAGCTGTTAGATAACATAATCTATTACAATAATAATGATTATATTTCTTTATACGACTCGGAGGTCTGTATATAACTTTATTACAATTTGAACAGTTTGATTGATTAGGTTTCATAACCTAATTATATCGTGTCTGTTAACAAACTGCAAGTACAATGCCGCCACAATTAACGGCTGTCGCATCTGACTTAGCATTTGCGCTCATTTCAGTCATGTTAGGAGTGTAGAGAATATCGCCACCATCGGCTAATTCTGAACTCCTATCTACGAAGAAGGAAGCCATGACGAGCTTACTTCGCATAAAGTCATTTATGCGCTGGCCCCACAACTCCGGTATGAAACTGGCGAGTGTGGTAGCTGTGTGGGTTCCTGTCGGAAACGCCATTTTTTTAACGTCCTAACTTTTCTCTCCACATCGCTTCGTGTTCTTCACGAGTCTCTGGGTTCTTCTTAACTCCAGAACTGCTTGAACCACGAGATGTTCCAAGCTGGGCTTTGGCTCTTTTGTCATCTTCGGCCTTTCGTGCAAGGTGTGTTTTAAACAACTCGTCTTGCTCGGCCTGCAAGATAGATACGCCCTTTCCTTTAGAGATGACGTTGAGGATTTGAATATCATCATCGCCATATCCTTTGGAAGTCCGCAATATGCCCTCCTCGTATTCCCCTTTAGTGATGTAGGGTGAAGAAGGTTGGACTTCTTTAGTTTCTTTTGGCTTTAGTTTTTCAACTTCTGCCTCTAACCTCTTTCGGGTCTCGGCTTCTTTCAAAGCCTTCTCCCTCCAATGCTTCTTTTGGGCGAGGGCAGTTTCAAGCTGCTTATCCTCCGGCAGTGTAGCATCTACCGATTCGTTTGTTTCAGTGGTTTCGTCCACCTCAGGATTTAAGATGTCCTGCTCATCATTGAGTTCATCACTCATGTTTATTTTTAGGTCTTTAATGACCATTTATTTTAACGTCTTTAATGACGTAGGTGCTTGTTCAGCCCCAAGGGGGAGAGGGTCTCCCTCCCCACCTCGGTTCTTAACGGGCTGGATTGTGAATGGGCTTGTCCTCAACCTTACCGTATATCTGGGCTAGTTTATTCCACGCCTCATTGATGACATCCTTAGCCAGTTTGATATGTTCGGTAGATTCTCCGTTAAAAGCTAACTCTGCCGACTTCTCTCTAAGATGCTGAATTACGAACTCCTCAACTGCGTTCCTTGTATGCTCATCTGTATAAAATCTCTTTAGTAATTCCATGCCTATATTATAGCATATTACGCACTCACATTTTCTCTACCAGCTCCTACTTCAGTTGGGTTTGGTAGGCTTGAGTTGGAGGGCTGTGGCTGGACTGCCTGTTGCATACCTTGCTGTGGTTGCTGAGGCATCGGTTGTGCAGGCTTGGACATCAGACTGACTGGTGAGATGCCAAGTCCGGCTACTTCTACGATTCGTCCAAAGACTTCCCTTAGAACTGGGTCTTGTAGAACTGCAGGGTTCTGAGCGACGACAGTTAGAATGTTTGAAAGAGATTCTAATGTGGCAGTCTTGTTCATCTGCTCGCCTGTGGTTACGATATCAACTCCATACTTGCCATCTAAGTAACCATCGGGAATGTCTAAAAACCTTCGGGCTTTTGTTCGGGTCATCTTCTCTCTAGCGTTCAGAAGTTCCTGTTGGAGTTGCATCGGGTCTACGCCTTGTCCCATAGCGTCAGCCTTTAGAAGCTCTTGCATAGTGAGGTAATTGACATACGACTCGTCTATGAAGTTAAGCTCCTCAAGTGAGAACTCTGAATCAAGAACGTGGGCTTTCTTTAGCTTCTTAGAAAGATGAGGCAGAATCCAATCGTAGAATATCTCTTTAATGAAGATACCCATTTCCTCTCTCCTGTAATCAAAGGATGATGTGGACTGTTGGGTTACGAGTGCGGCCAATCTGTATGCTTGTCCTGAAGGTGGAGTCTCACCTCTTAATGAATCAGTAATAGCCGAGGACCTATCATATTGGCGTTGCCAACGCTCTACAAGCGATTGAAAGACGGGTATCTGGCGTGGGCTAAGGTCAACTTGCGTAATGGGGCGATTGTCCTCGGTTTCAAGTATAGTTCCGGTTACGACTTCATTTAGAGCATTACGTCCGCTGTATTTCTTAGATGAGGTCTGAAGGATAAGCTTTCCCGATAAAGCCATTATGTCTCTTTCGGCCATAACTGAATCATTGGTCCAGATTTGTGCCTCCATACCTTCCTCAACTACACCACGACCTAAAGCTCGTCCGGATACAGTCTTCCAAGGTAGATATTTGTAGGGATTCTCATCTTCCTTGCTAGAGTGCAAAAGCACAGACTTGCCGTTAGATACTGCGAAGATATGCACCTGTCGGACATACTTAGAATCTGATGGACTGAAGTCACCTTTTAAGTATGACTCAGGAAACTCACCGTGTATCTCTTGAATCTTACCTTTGGCGTCCTTCTTCTTGAACATATTGATAGCCTCGTCTACGTTATCCCAGACATCCTTCATCTCTTGTAGCTTGCCTACTGTAAAGTTGTAGTGTGTTTCAACTATCGGGTTGTTCAGAATATCAGAGGCATCGTTGGCTATGTTCTTCCACTGGACGACTTCTATACAAAGTTTGCCGTCCTTCATGACTTTCTTGACCAGAACTCCACCATATCTTGCTCTGGTCTCGTTCATCTCGTTTAAGGTCTTGGCAAAGTTCTCCTCACGCATCCACTGTTCTGCTTCTTTAGAGAGTAGGAACGACTTAACAAATCCCTTCATGCCGGAATCCTTTGAGCTAAGCTTGATGTCTTTGGTGTCTAAATCAGTAGCTACGACTGCTACATCTACGTTGGCGTTGACTATGTTATGAAATGGCTTATCACGCCCTAGTTCGTCCTTCTGGCCGTTGAGGTACTTAGAGTTGGTATAGAACTCAATAGACTTGATTAGATTGTTTTGGTTAAACGGCAAACCATCCACAATGTCTATGGAGCTGGACTTATAGGCTTCTTCTAGGCCTGTAAGTTCGTGGTAAATGTCTTTCACTTACTAACCAGATTCCGTTATCTGGCGTTATTGATTAAAGTGATTCTTCTGGCCCTATCACGTTCCCTTGCGTCTCTTATTCTTTCCTCCATGCTTATGACTGAAGACATGGAAGTTATTGCATATCTTACAGCGTCCATAGCGTGGTCAAATCCTTTCTCTGGTTCATTCTGTATTATACCATTTTTGTCTGTTTGAAATAAGTAGTTGCGATATTCTTTGATTATGTTTACTGACCGCTTAGTTACTGAAATGCGTTGTTGCTGTACTTTGTTGATTCCGTTGCTTACAGAATCCTTGCCTTTAACTGTAGGTATAATGTTTATTCCGTATTCTCGTATTTCATCAATACTCTTAGGCTCGGCTGAATCTGCAACCACAATAGCTTCCGGCTGGTTCTTTAAGATGTCGGCTATCTGATTGTTCTTTAAGCCTCGTTGGAATGTAACCTCATCCAGTATCCAACCATCATTGTACTTGTAGACTCCTACGATTGCAGTAGGGTCTGCTGAATATCCAAAGTCCAGACCGTATCTCTCTAATCTAGCTTCGTGTGGTATCTCATCTATAATAGCCCAATCGTTGTAAATCTTCCTTTCTGTTGTAGATGGTTCACCAAGCCATTTGTATTTGTAAAGTGTTGGACGATTGTGTTTATCATCTTCTATCTCGTCCAGAATGACCTTTGGCATTAGGCCATACTTTATGGCTATGTCGTAATTTACGTTGATTATTAAAGTGTTAGGGCGACCCTGTGTTACTAACCTTGTATGAATTGGGTCGTCTTCTGTAAATCTATTATATGTGTAGATTATCTGAGAACCGTCTTTACGGATAGTAGGAGTCAATACTTCAAGGCTCTCTTTTGATATTGTCTGGGCTTCTTCTACCCAAGCTATATCTATACCCTCAATAGATTTGATGCTTTGTTCGTTATTCCATAAGCCCTTAAACAAGAAATCAGAGCCATTTATTGTGTTTATGATACTCTTATCAGTTACAGTAAAGTCAGTCAGATTATACTGTTTAATTAGGTCAGATAATAACTGATGAGAACTCTCGGCTATTGAACTTTGAAACTCTCTGAAACAGCCGACTCTAGTCTTCTTTTCCCTTGCTCTGATAAGTAATACTCTGGCTACAGTATGGGATTTCAAAGAATATCTACCACCATAAACAGCGGCTTCTCTCCAATCCTTATCAAATAACCGTTTAAACTCCTTAGGAATCTCAATTATCGTTGGATTTTCCATCTATAAACTTTACTAGGATAGGCTGTAATGACTCACCCTTAGAAGTAATATCTGTTTCGCTCTTATCTTTCCAATCAAAGTTCTTCAAGGCAAATATAGTACCGGAACGGCCATGCTTTTTAAGGTCAATCTCGTAGCTATTCTCTACCATAAGTTTAGCCCTTTTTATTGTGTCCATAAATTCGTCCTTCTCCTCATAGTTCAAAAGAGTTTGGCGATATGTATCAAGAGCTAAGGCCAACCCTGTAATAGTCCATTCTGGTGACGGGACAGCGTTGAAATAAGCCTCAATCTTCTGAGTTAGTTCTTCAACCGTCTTAAACTTTAGTGGTCTTCCTGCTGTCATTTACACCAATTATACCATATCAGGTTCTTTAGGACCAAGAGGACCTGAATGTGCGTCTTTGTTATTATACCTTTTACGCATTTTTGCCTGATAATTATTCTTTTTCATTCTGCAGTCAATACAGACGGGCTTAGTTGTTCTTGGACTTCTAAAGCAAGGAAAGCCACATCTTGTACAGATAGTCTCAATTGGCTCTAAAGATTTAAGGATAGTAACAAATCCGTCAAACCAGAATCTATTAGGTAAATGTGCTTTTTTCTTTCTTGGTCTCATATTCCCTCAAATATGATTTACATAACTAACTTAATTGAGCCGTCCGGGTATCTTTCTATCTTAGAATCCTTGAAATTAAATGGCTTTTCTTCTTTCTTATTAAAGACTTTGAACTCATCTGACATATACATAGTCTTACATTTAGGACAGAAGTAGTACCCGGTATAGTAATATGGCAACTTCAGCTTCCATTGTTTAAACTTTGCTTTTTTAAAAATAACTATCCCATCACATTTTCTACACTTGTCGCCTAATTTAACAGGCAACTTTTTCTTTTTTAAAAACGAACCTTTAAGATTACATTTCAAACAGACAAACTCAATAGAATCATCAGAGACAAAATACTTGAAGTCTGTACTAAGACAGTTCTTACATGGAATCTTATACTTCTTCTTTCTTTTTAACTTCATCATAGCTTATAGGGTTTTGGTAAGAAGATTTATATTGCTTTTAAGCAAATTTGACCATTTCCTATTCTAGTCACTTGATACTAACGCTGAATATCTAAGACTTTGGTCTCCGTACTTCCGTATCTGTTTTGATGTTATGAGATACTTCAGCGTCCTGTTAAGGATAGGTTCCATATCTCCATCTAACATACGGTCAGCGGCAGAATCTCTGGTTATCAGCAAGACTTGCGTTCCGGTTGTAATCCTAGCTGATGAGCCACACTAGGGTTCGGATTGTGACTATCCGTTTGTTCCGGAGTTTTAAGCTCTACCTGCCTTAAGCCACGCAAGC